TAATTTTTCTTAATCCTCTTGGCATTATAATGCCTCTGTTGCTGACAAACTTATGCCATATTTACTTACTTGATCTGTATCCCAACCAGTTTCATTACTATCTAATCTAAATAATGTTTTTGTATTTGTATAAAGTACAGTTGCATCATCAGCGATTGTTTCAATACTTTGTCTTAAAGATGGCTCGATTTTGACATTAGCTTCTCCAGAACCATTACTATTTACATCTTCAGTTACCATATAAAGGTAAGAACCAATTTGTATATAATCACCAGCTTTAAATAAATTATTTGTACTATTTGCAAATCCATCTAAAGCAACTTGATTACCAGTTTGACTAGCACCATTTACCCTAATGGTTCCAGTTGCTACGCCTTGTATTGTTTTTCTATCTTGATCGCCTAAAGCAAAAGTTCCTCTACGACCTCTTAACTGTAAAAGAAATGCAATTATTGGTGCAGCATTTACTTTAAGCATTGGTGGAAATTTAATTTGAGTTGTCCAAAACTCACCCTCATGTTGTACTACTTGATCTTGTCCAGTAAAAGGTGAAGATGATACTGCAACTGTTCTAACTAAAGAAAATCTTTGTGTTTGTACTCCAACATTTGTTGGAAAAGTTAATGGGTACGATGGTGTAAATACTGCCATAATTATCCTCCGAATGCTTTTGCAAATTTACCACCTCTCAATTTAGCATCTGCTACTGCGCTTATAGTTGATTGTTGTATTTGTGGCAATAGATTTGCTATTTCTGTTCTAACTGTATTTGTTACACCTAAAGCAAAATTTAAGTTTTGGTTAATAACAACATTACTGCCACCACCCATTTTACCTGGTGTTAAACTACTTGGTGTTATTGCACCAGCAGTTCTTGGTACAAAAAGTTCTGGACCTCTTTCACCTACTAAAAAAGGTGAACCTGCTTGTACAGTGCCTCCAGATGCTTTTGGTTTAATAATATCTTTTGGTACTGGTGTCGGGACTTCTCCTCCAAATATATTTGTTATACCTTTTCTAATTGCACTATTTACTCTATCTAAAATTAATACTTGAATAATTGTCTTTTGAATACTTATTAATAATTCTCTTAAAATGTTTTTAAAATTAAGTGCACTTGATTCACCTCTTAAAAAAGCATCTACAATAGTATCACCAACTTTCGTAACCTCGTCAGCAACACCTTTAGCAATTTTATCTGTTTCTGCTAAACGCTCATTAAATTCTGTAACTACTTCTGCTGATGTTTGAAATTTATCTCTATTGGCCGCTAAAAGACTTTCAATAAATTCAAGTGCTTCTTTACTATCACCTAGTTTTGATATTAAAGCATCTCTTAATTGTATTTCATTTTGTAATCTTAATTTAGTTGCTTCGTCCATTTCTCTAGACAATCGCATCTGGTCAGACATAGTTCTTATTTGTTTATTTCTAGATTTTTGAAAAATATCTATTGCTTGGTTCTCCATAGAGTTCACGCCATTTTTAACGTCCATGCTTTCTTTTATTGCTCTATTTTCTGCTTTTAATGCTTTTATATTTCTTTCTATTCTTACACCTACAAATTTTTGTGCAGTAGAAAAAGCTAAAGAAGATTTAATGTTGCCAAGTGTACTATTCTCAAATTCTTTAAGTTGTTGTTCTAATTTTGATATTTCTTTTGTATTTTCTTCAAATCTTTGATTTAATTCTGGTAAAGTAAATTCTGAAAAATCTTCTAGTTCTGGTACAAATATACTTACAATATCGTTAAGTGCCCTTAAAGAAGCAGTAAGAGCATCAACTACAAAAGTTCCTGCCGCTCTTTCAAAAAATAAATTTATATTTTCTGCCAATGTATCAAATGCACCAGCTAATCCACCACCTGCACCAACTCCAGCACCACCAACTTGTTCATCTAGTGCTTTTGTAATTATTTTTTGTGCTTCTA